TGTATATATATTACAATATATAGAGGGTATCACAGATTGACGGATTTGTCAAGAGGTTTCTCCATCCGTGTCGCCAGCCCCACTCCTTCCCCAAACCCCTTCCTCGCCCCAGAATGAAAAAAATTCCATCGAGATGTCGATTTATCTTGACAGAACGTGAATCTCATGGTATAATATACATACAAGGATGGAAACAAAAGGATTACCGATGTCGACTGGAAAAGCGAGGCATCCACACGACGCTTCGCGTCCGGAAAGCCGTGCAATCACGAAAGCTCTCGAATCAGGGGATGTCTCACAGCTGGAAACAGCTTTGTCCCCCCGGATGCGGGCGTTCGCTCGTGAGTACGTCGTGGATTTCAACGGGTCCGCAGCCGCAATCCGGGCTGGATACTCCAGTAAGTACCCAGACAGGCAGGCGTCGACCCTCCTAAAACACAAAGGCGTCGCAGCCTACATCGACCACCTCTCTCAAAGCAAGGAGGCCGCGATCATCTCGATCGACCCTGATTACGTCATCTCACAGGTGACGCAAATCATCTCGAAAGACGGGACGAAAGACGGTGATAAGCTCCGAGCCCTCGAACTCCTAGCCCGACACCTCGGGATGTTCATCGAACGCACCGAGATTTCCGGGAAGGACGGCGAGGCCATCGCGTACAAGAAAGTCGAGGAAGAAGTTGCAGATTTCACCCGCGCAATTGCTGGCCTCTCTAAGCGAGGAGGAGCGGGAAGCGCAGCTAAGCTCGCTCTCGTCGAATGAAATCGCCGCCCTCCGGTGGCACTGGCCGTTCTGGGCACGCCCGGACCAGCTGGAACCCGAGGGGGACGACTGGACTACTTGGCTGATTCTCGCAGGGCGAGGCTGGGGGAAGACCAGGACCGGAGCTGAGACGATTCGCCAGTGGGTGATGTCCGGTAAGTACAAACGGGTTGCCTTGGTCGGCGAAACCACAGCCGACGTCCGCAGCGTTATGGTGGACGGGGAGAGCGGATTGCTCAACCTAGGCCCTAAGGAGGAACGCCCCGAATACTTCCCCTCCCTGCGACAACTGAAATGGCCGAACGGGGCTATCGCGACTACGTACAACGCGACCGAGCCCGATCAGCTTCGCGGGCCTCAACACGACGCAGCTTGGTGCGATGAAATCGCGAAATGGAAATACATCCAAGAGACGTGGGACCAGTTGCAGTTCGGGCTTCGCCTTGGGGATCATCCCCGGCAAATCCTCACTACGACTCCTCGTCCGCTTCCTCTCTTGAAAAAAATGCTCAACGACCCTTACGTCCGAGTGACGAAGGGGAAGACGATGGACAACAAGGACAACCTCGCGGAGTCCTTCATGCATCAAATCGAGGAACGTTTCGGCGGGACTCGTCTCGGTCGTCAAGAACTTGACGGGGAAATCCTAGACGATATCCCCGGGGCACTGTGGCAGCGTTCCGGCATTGACACCCACCGGGTAACGGAAGTTCCTGAGGACTTGGAACGGGTCATCGTAGCCGTCGATCCGGCTGCGTCCTCGGAGGAAGGTTCGGATGAAAACGGAATCGTCGTCGTAGGGCTTGCCCGCGACCCCGACGGATACGCCCGTGGCTACGTCTTGGAAGACGGGTCGCTGAGAGGCTCCCCGGAGGAGTGGGCGAAGAAGGCTGTCTCGCTGTACAGGAAATGGCAGGCAGACAAGATCGTCGCCGAGAAGAACCAAGGCGGGGAGATGGTCGCGTCAGTCCTGAAGGCTGTCGACAGGAGCATCACCCCGAAGCTCGTACACGCCTCCCGTGGGAAGATAGTCCGGGCTGAACCGATTTCGTCGCTGTACGAACAGGGCCGCGTCCACCACGTCGGCAGGTTCGACCTCCTCGAAGACCAGATGTGCACGTTCTCCGTGGACAACATCCGAGGCAACGGAATGGGCTCGCCTGACCGCGTAGACGCCCTCGTTTGGGGGCTGACTGAGCTCTTCGATAAGATCACAGCGCGTCGGAAGAAGGCTAAGGCCGACGAGAACGAAACCATCATCGACAAGACGTTCAAAGCACGTTGGAACTCCCCGGTGTCTAAACACCCTAACATCTGGATGGCTGGATAATTGGCACATAAATTCTCTAAAGACGTCGATAACGACAGAGATGCGGATGCCACGGTTGCGACTGCGGTAGACGTAATCTCTTACGAAACCGAAGACGTCCCTGAAAGCTACATCCCGGAAGGATTCGAGAGTCGCGACGACTTCTTGAAGGACATGCGGGAAGAGTACGAGCTGGACATCGAGTTCGATCGTGTCAACCGCGAACAGGCTGTCGAAGACAAGAAGTTCATGGCCGGCGAACAGTGGGACCCGATTGTTCTAGAACAGCGGAAGGGGCTCCCCTGTCTGGTAATCAACTCCGTCCCGCAGTTCGTGGCCCAGCTGGTCGGGGATTGGCGGGAGAACAAGCGGGCCGTGAAGGTCCTGCCTACCGAGAACGGGGACACCGCCATCGCGGACGTCCGAGCAGACCTGATCCGCTCGATTGAAACCCAGAGCCGCGCTGAACGCGTGTATGACAACACCTTCGAATCGACCGTCTCTTGCGGGGACGGGGCGTTTCGCGTGGCTGTCGAGTACGCGAAGGACGACGTCTTCGACCAAGACATCTTCATCCGCCCCATCGACGACTCCCTCGCTGTCGTCTGGGACCGCCTTAGTGTGGACCCCACCGGGAGGGACGCACGTCACTGCTTCGTCGACGATTTGATCCCGACGAAAGACTTCGAGCGGAAGTGGCCGAAGAGCAAGCCGTCAGAACTGTCGACTCGGACCTACAACGAGATGACCGCCAGCCGGTGGGTCGAGAACGAAGGCGTCCGGGTAACCGAATACTGGCGACTGATCGACAGGAACCGGCTGCTGTGCCTGTTCGCTGACGGGTCGGTACGTTTCATCGACGAAAACCTTGACGACCTCATCCTCAAGCACGGCGATCCCGTGAAGACCCGGATCGCTCCTTGCACGTACGCCCAGATGCACCTCGTCACCGGGTTCGAAATCCTTTCGGGCCCGTACGAGTACCGCCTGAACCGCGTGCCGATCATCCGGATGTCCGGGCGTGTCGTGAACATCTCCGGGACTCGAATCCGTTACGGGTTGGTCCGGTGGATGAAGGACTCCGTCCGTCTCCGCAACTTCTGGCGGTCGGTTGCCGCCGAGCAACTCGGGTACGCCCCGAAGGCTCAGTGGATCGCCCCTGAGAGTGCTGTAGAAGGCCGAGAAGACGAGTTCCGCCGTGGACATCTGTCCCGCGATCCGCTTCTCGTCTACAACGACGACGCGACGGCCCCGCCTGAGCGTCTTGCCCCGCCCCCGATGCAGACTGCGTTGCATCAGGAAGCCGAAATCAACGTCCAAGATATGAAGGACGTCACTGGTATCCATGACGCGTCCCTCGGGATCAAGAGTAACGAGACTTCAGGACGCGCAATCAACGCCCGTCAGCGTGAAGGCGATGTCGCCTCAATCACGTACTACGACAACGGAAACGCTGCCGTCCTTGAAGCCGGCGACGTAGTCAACCAGCTGATCGGGCAGATTTACGACGGTACTCGGATTGTCCGAATCATCGGCGAAGACGAGAAGCTGAAGTTCCTTAAGATCAACGACCCGTCTGATCCGGATTCCCCGGACTTGTCGGTGGGCCGGTATGACGTCGCGCTTTCGACTGGTGCTAACTACACCACCCGTCGGGTAGAAGCCGCCCAAGCCATGATGGACGCCGTCCAAGTGTGGCCGGAGTTGCTTCGGGTTGCGGGCGATCTAGTCGCTAAGGCCCAAGACTGGCCGGGAGCGGAGGACCTGTCGGAGCGTCTCAAGAAGACGATTCCCCAGCAGTTCCTCGACCCTGAAGACCAGACGCAGGCCGACCCGCAAATCCAGCAACTCCAGATGGAGATGCAGGCTCTTGCCCAAGAGAACCAGATGCTCAAGACGAGCAAGGAACTTGAATTCAAGAAGCTTGTCATCGACGTCTACAACGCTGAAACCCAGCGGATTCGGGCGCTGTCTGACAACATGGTTGATGGCAACGACATCGAACTCGCGGGCATCAAACATATCCTTGAAACCAGCAAGGAATTGCACGGGGCCGCCTTGGCGGAGAACCAACAGGAACATCAACAGGAAATGGATCGACAGAACCAACAGCTGCAATCTGAAGCACAGTCCGCTAAGGCGCAAGCCCCTGCGGGGAATAGTGAAGGTGCGTGATGGCGGTAGCCCCTAAACCTTCTATTCCGTTGGAGCTTATGGAAATCCTGCACCGAATCAGCGGCGACGTCAACGACGTCAAAGAGCGCGTAATCCGTCTGGAGGCGCAGAACCACTCCGACACGTTGAAGAACCTCTGGTTGGAAGTCGAGAAAGAACGAGACAAGCGCATCGCGATGGAAATCGAGATCGCAGGTTTGCGAACCAGACTCGCCCCTATTCTAGTGGGGATTTCCCTCGCCGGGGCGGCGTTGATTGACATAGTATTCCGCACTATCATACACTGATTTCGAGTCGACCAGGTTGTCAAGCTGCTCCTAAGGTCGGGCACTCGCAAACAAAAGCAGCAACGGTGAAGGACCGCAACTATATCTTATGGATATTGAACCTAACGACACTCCGGTAGACACCGGCTCTGAAGACCTCGCTGATTTCTCCGAAGAGTTTTTCGGGAAACCCAAGGCCGCAGAGCCCACGCCGAAAGAGGATGTCACCCCCGTAGAAGATGACGATCCGGCCCCGGAAGACACTCCCGACGCCCCCGAAGACAAGCCTGACGAGGACATCGGTGACGGGGAGAAGGAGCCTCCGAAGAAGAAGGATCGTTTCCAAGAACGGGTAAATCAACTGCTTGAACGTGAGCGTGCCGCTAACGAGCGTGCCGCTGAGGCACAGCGAAAGCTGGATGAACTCGCCGCCAAGCAGTCCGAGCCTGTTAAGGCCGCCCCTGCTGTAGCTAAAGACGGGCCTAGTCCGGAGGACAAGAACGAAGACGGTTCTGAGAAGTATCCTCTGGGCGAATTCGATCCCGGCTACATCCGCGATATGGCGCGTCACACCATAGAGCAGGAGTGGAATGAACGTAAGGCGAAGGAAGCCGAAGAACAGACCCAGCGTCAAGTCCAAGAAGCCCGCGACCAGCTGCAAGAGCAGTGGGTTGAAAAGCTAGCCCCGATTACGGAGCAGCATGAGGACTTCCTCGACAAGACGATGGAACTGGAAAGCGCTTTCGACGGCCTCGACCCTCAGTACAGCGACTACCTCGTACAAACGATTAAGTCGCTGGACCACGGGCCGGAAGTGTTGTACTACTTCGCGAATAATCTCGAAGAAGCTGCTAAGTTCGTCAAGATGGGGCCGCTTGTTGCGACTCTCGCGCTTGGCGAGTACAACGCGATGTTCAAAGGACAGACTCGGAAAGAAGCCAGAACGTCGAAGGCTCCGCCGCCCCCTCAGGTCAACAAAGGTTCAAAGACCCGGACGACGGTAGCCCCAGATACAGATGACCTCGACGCTTTCGAACGTGAGTTCTTCGCAAAGAAGCGATAAGCGTCCCAACAATAAGGATAACCCATGGCTGTCGTAGCTGACAATGCTAAACTGGTCCTCAATGCCTTTGCTGCTATCTTCCAGAATAACCTCACCATCTCGGAGGCGGTTACTTGGAGCCAGTACGATAAGGAAATGGAAGACCGAAACCGTCTGACCGTCGTCGAGCAGGTAGGCCCTCGCTTCGCGATTACCCAGACCACCAACGGTGTGCAGGACCTCTCGTCCGGCGTACAGGATGTCGTGTTCGGCTCGGAACAGTTCCAGATCAATCAGGTGTTCGGCACCTCGATGGGCTGGGGCGATTTCACCGCCGTCCGCGATATCAACGACGCCCGCCAGAGTGTCGCGCTCAAGAACGCCGCCATCAACCTTGCTGAAAAGATTGATGCGTACGTCCTTCGCGTGGCCGCTCTTGCTTCGGACAACTGGACCGGCACCCCGGGCAACAACGTGTCGACCTTCGATAACGTCGCTAACGGCTACACCCGACTGAAGGAAGAAGGCGTCGACGATGCCGACATCCGCGCGATCCTGACTTACAACGACAAGCAGGCTCTCGGTTCGGGCATCGTCACCAACAACGCCTCGCTTGCGGGGATGGGTGACGGCGTGTACCGTAACGGCTTCGTCGGCGATGTCGCCAACATGCCGACGATGTTCACCCAGCAGCTCCCGACCCTGACCAGCGGTACCCGTACCAACGGCACCGTCGCGGGCGCTAGCCAGAACGTGAACTACTCGGCTGTGTCGGTGTCGACTTCTCCGGGCTTCTACCTGACCCAGACGCTCAGCGTCGCCGGTCTTGGTGCTGCCGGTACCGTCAACGACGGTGAAGTCTTCACCCTCGCCAACGTCAACGCTTGGGACAACCGTCTCGGGGCGTCGCTTGGCCGCCTGCAACAGTTCCGTGTGATCGGCCCTTCCGGCACTCAGCCG